TAATCCGTCAGGTCCATTTCTGTTCTTAGCAACGAATAAGCGACCTTGATTTTGCTGCTTGTCTTGTACCGTTCGAGACAGGGAAAAAATAAAATCTGCTACGAAGCATTTGTTGAACGCTTCCGAGATCGCTTCCATCGTGATGACTTCCGCGTTGAGACCCCCACGATTGGTTTGCGAAGCGGTCCAAATGGGAAACTCATAGGTTTGAGCAAGTCCTCGAAGGCCTTCGTAAGTTTCTTCCAATTCGTGTCGTTTTTCACCTGAACTCCTAACGGGACGCAAAAGGTCCGCGTAATCTACCAATACCATGTCAGGTTCGATTCCTCGCTTTCGCAACTTCTCAATGTGATTCTTGAGAGTTTGGACCGAAGCTGATTTTGTTGGATATTCTTTAATTATGAGCGTGCCCTCAATATCTTTAATTTTCTGAACAATTTCTTTTTGTCTCATTCTGTGCTCTTGCAAAGGAACGTCTGTGATGCAGCAATCAAATCTTTGGCCCACGACGGTGTCTTTAAGTTCGAGTGTATAATAGACCACAGTTTTCCCTTCGAGTAACGCACGAGACGCGAGATGAACCAGAACCATAGACTTACCAGCACCGGTGGGAGCAATAACAACTCCGAGCTCAGACTTGCCAAGACCTCCTTTACACATCTCATCCATACGAGGCCATCCAGTTGACACTGGATCTCTGCTAATAAGTTCAAAGCGTTTAAGCAAGTCTTTGCGAAAGTCATGGCCGAAGTTATTGTCGGTTCCAAGAACTAGGGCCTCCTTGATCACTTTCTCGATCTCTTCAAATGATGATGATTGCAACAAAGATGCTGACTTAATCATTGCGCCTTTCAGCACTTGTTTGCGGCAAAAGTCAATTGCTTTGTCTTTGATGTATTCTGCCTCTTCGACTCCGTCTGATGTGTGGATACGAGCATAGAACTCTCTAACGGCTTGAGCAGTTGCTTTGTCATGATGATTCAACTCTGTTCTCAACAACGACATCATTACTTCAGAATTTGGATGTGTATTATATTTGTTTCTATAATTGACCAATGTCTGAGTGAAGATTTGAAGATACTTTTTATCAAAAAAGTTGATATCCAAGACCTCCATAATCTGATCAAAAAATGGTCGATCCTCAAGCATAAGTTGTGCTAATTTTTCTTGGAAGTTTTTGCCAAATCTGACAAAACTTTCATTTTCCTTTATATTCATATTGTCCTCCGAATTATGTTTATAATATAACACACTTTGATGTGGTTGTCAAGTAATTTTTTATATTTTTATTCTAATAGTCAGCTCCATCAGTATTATGTATGGTATTACTATCCACGGATAATCAAATAACATGAAAAATGGAGTTAAAAACCATCCGGCTATTATTGCTAAAAATGGACTTTCCAAAAAAAATGCCCAAAGATAATAAAGATACCAAAAAAACATCGCAGTATCTAACAACCACATTATAGATATCCATAGAGTTTTTAGAGAATCTCTCATCTTTTTACATTCCTCATGATTGCCTGAAGTGTTTCAAAGTTGAGATGACCGGCATCATCCTCAAAAAGCATTTGTGTAAATTTTATTTTATCAAAGAAAGGTTCAAAGTCATTTACTGCCTTTGTGATCAACTCTCTATTCATTGGTCTGATATTTGGATAATACAATTGCATGATCTTATAATTCTCTTTTAATAGTTTTTCTTCTTTCTCGATATTTTGGTGAATCTTAAGTTTCTTACCTTGCATCGCACAATCTCTGACGATGTCAGAAACTTCATACTCATCCTCTCGAACAAGATATGGAAAGCGTTTCGCGATAGTTTTCAAACCAGCACCTTTGATTCCCGGTAAATTGTCTGAAGGATCTCCAGCAATTGCTCGAGCCAATGCAAAGTTTTTTGGATGAATCTTAAACTCTTCAATGATGGAGTCCAGCGTCATCGTCTTTTTTTGGATTGGTCTATAAATAGACACGTCCTCGCGACAAAGTTGAAAAAAATCTTTGTCAGAAGAGATAATTGTCTTGTGCCAATCTTTATACCTACTGTGATTGATTACGTGCGCAATAATATCATCCGCTTCTGTAAAATCGGCAATAAGTTGGATTACGGGCATTTGGTTGAGATATTCCATCAATCTTACTTGCTGATATCCTTTGTTGGCTTCTTCTTTATCCTCGGGTAAATCAATCATTCGCCTGTTGAATCTCACAGGCTTACGACCTCCCTTGTAATCCTTGTTCATAGAACGCTTACGTTGAGAGCCCTCATGGCCGTCCCAAGCGACAATAACTTCGTCAGCGTTAAAGTCCCTAGCAACCTTCTGTAGTGACTTCAGAAAGCCAATTGTGCCCCCCACAGGGTTACCTTTGCGGTCCATGTGTGGGCTAATAACATAAGAGCGCAGAAACATGTTCAGCGCGTCAATAATAATAACGTTTTTCATTTATCCTCCAAGTTGTATTTATATTATAGCACATATTGAAGAGATTGTCAAGTAGAAAATACAAAAAACCCCAAGACCGAAGTCAAGGGGTTATTGAGAGTTCCTTCAGGATTAACCTTCGTTGGACTCTTCGTCAATTCCAAAGTTTTTGCCTTCGGAATCAAACTTTCTAATGATTTCTTCATCCATGATGTCGAATACAACAGAGCGGAACTCATCGTCTTTCAACTTATCTAACCATTGAGATCGTTGGAATTTATATTCCTTTCCGTCTCGGCTATATAACTTGTTCCATGCTCCTGCCTTGAAACGATCAGAGCCAGATGCTCTTAGTGCCTCAAGCCATGATTCTTCATCTTGGATTCCCACATCTTTGCCCCAGAGAATCTTAAAGCCACATGTGCGACCTTCGGATCCGAAACGGGACTTCTCAACCTTTACTTTCACTTCAGATCCGATACGAAGACCAGAATCATCGATGACATGTGCAGCTTTTGCTTTACGCTTTGTAAGCCAGATACGAAGAGAGCAGAAGTATTCAATTGCCTTTCCGCCGGGAGCAACAAAAGGAGTTGTCATGGCTTCTGCGACGTTTGAAGTAATGTTCGTCTTAAGTTGGTTGATTAGCAATAGTGTGCATTGCTGATTTGCCAATGGAATAGTAAGCTTTGGGAAAGCTTTTGCGAAGATGCGGGGCTTCACAGCCATTGACGATTGAGGATTGAAGTCACCTTCGAGGTCCTTCTCGGAAGAAGTTGCTGCGATGGAATCCCAAATAAACAAAAATTGTGTCTCGGGATATTGACTCATTAGATCCTCAATGGTTTCCAAGGTTTTCTCAACGGATACTGCTTGGATATATAAAAAATCATCATTGATATCGATACCAGAACTCTTGAGGAAGTTTGGATCGATTGCGGACTCAGCATCGAAATAAACAACACAGTGTCCCATCTTTTGTGCTTGTGCAGCGATCTGACACGCCATATAGGACTTGCCAGCACTGGATAAACCAGCGAGTTCGGTAATCTTCCCAACGGGAATACCGGCCATCTCACCGCGACAAATGATAGAATCCAACCAGCGTGAGCCAGTTGGAATCCATTCTTTGACCTCGGTAGGATTGTCTAAGTTAAGATCGTGAGCAATGTCAAGTCCGACTTTTTTATTGACGAACTTTTTCATTGACGCGATATCAATCTTACCTGCCTTGGTCATTACATCACCTCGTCGTTAGGATAGCAAACGCCAAGTTCATCATTTGTTTTAAATTCTGATGTCTCGGTTTCTTCAGACTCTTCTTCTGTTTCCTCAGACGAACCAGTGTCTTCGGTTTCTTCAGAAGAAGTTTCTTCAGTTGTTTCTTCAACGACTTCTTCAGTTGCGGTATCTTGAGTTTCCTCTTCTTTATCACCGCAGGCAAAGAATAAGGTTAATAGTAGTGTAGTCATATTTACTCCTTAATTTATATAAACTTAAGGCACCTGTGAACCCGTGCCTTCCTGCGGTTTTTTACACTTACTTACCTAAAGCAAGTTGTATTTTAGTCAACTCATCAAACATATCTCTCATGAATGATTGTGCCGCTGTTTCATGAGCGGTCTCCTTCTTTCGGAACTGAGCCAAGCATACTGCAGCAGTATGTTTTCTCAAAAGATCTCTTTGCTCTGGGGTTCCGTTCGTCCAGTGTTCACGAATAAAAGCGTGGGATAAGTTAACAATGATTCGCATCCCTCCCTCCTCTGGAAACTCAGACCAATAAGCTTCTGGAATCCTGTCGTGTTTTTCAAACTTAAATTCCGGTACCATCACACCCTTTCCTCTTCGAGTAACACCAGTGCCCTTAGGTTTAATTGCACCTTTCTTACCATCCTTCTTGTTTGTACGAACTTGTTTTGAATTCAGAGATAAATGATCTTTTGGCAAGTCTATTATCCCCGTATTGTGAACCAAAGCGTTGCTAAAGTTTTCATTTTCTTTATCAATTTCATCAGAAGTTAAATCAGTTGTTTTTTTCCACCTGTCTTCTAAAGAAGAGACAAATACTTTGATTGTGTTCTCCAAAGTATCAGTTAGAGATTGAGATAGATGAACTTTATTTTTTGTGGCAGTAAGGCCAAAGTGAGCATCCATGTCCTCAGTAAAAGAAATTTCAACACGGCCAGCATTTTTTCTTGGATTCTTTTTCCAGAGATTTTTCACTGACATGCCGGAAGCGATGATGCGATTGTTTCGTGAGAAATAAACACCTTGATAATCATATCCTTTTGAAGATTGTTCAAGCTGCTGAGTGTCGATAAGTGATGTTCGAACATAGATTTGTCCATTTTCAAACGGAACAGTGTATCTTTTGTGGGACAAGACTTTCTCCGGAGATGTATTGTAAAGCAGTGGATCAGAAGCTTGCACTTCGAATGAACCCTTCGCTGTTACAACATGCAATGAACGTTTTGGGCTTAGCATTTGATAGAAAGTTTGCCCGAAGTCTTTAAGGAGAGCATTCTTTAAGTCTCCAATTCTAGAATATTCCTTCTTGTCTTCGCGAAGATTACAAATTTGAACGATTGTTCCATGATTTCCAACAAGCTGATTAAAAAATTCTGATTCTTCCGGAGTTGGTTTTCGGATCAAAGTGCTATTGACAACATTTTGAAAATCTTGAACGCCAATCAATAGATCACCATCTTTTTGTTTTGTAAAGATTGTACGCTCCATTCCCAAGGTGCAGCAAGCAGTAGTTCCACCAATTGAGAACTTTCCTAAGTCTCCGGCATCATGAATAGAACCGGCTGAAAACGTCAAGGCTCCTTTCAAAATTTCACCGTTCATCCCTCGGCCATTATCCACAATCCAGTATGATTCTAAATCACTCGATCCATTTAAATAAATTGAGATTTTTTTAGCGGCGGCGTCAAAAGAGTTGTCAACCAAGTCCTTTAAGGCATCAGATAGAGTGTGTCCGGAGTGAGGAATTACCAATCCGTATAAATTGTTCAAGTTTGTTTCTGGTACAAACGAACCATATTGTGTATTATTCATAATAATCTCCTATAAAATTACTTACCTCGAATCGCTATGATTCAAGATGACTCATAAAAAGAGGCCGTTTTTGTAACCACGGGAAAACGGCCAAACCCTCAACAACACAGGAGGACCTACGACTTAATCTTCACTCATGAATGCAGCGAAAGCTTCATCCACACTTTCTCCAGTTTGCTTTTTGAACTTTTGTGTCTCTGTAGAAGAGGACTCTGCTGAAGAGTCGGAGGACAGGTAACCATCCAGCAGAGCTTGGACCTCTTCCGCTGTCTTGCGATCAAATAAATCATCGATCACAGGGACGGAATCCAAAAGTTCTTGACAATCAGCGATGTTATCGTCACATAAGATTGATGGACGACGACGAGGTTGAAGAGTTGTCTTCGGGAAAGTGCCGGGAGTCCCAGGGACATTATAGTTCAACTTAATATCAGTACCAGTTTGGGGGTCTGTAATATCTCCATAGTCAGGATCTAAGACATATCCCAAAAGGGTCTCATATGCAGTTTTACCATAAGCCCAGATTTTCACTCCTTCACTCTCGTTACCTCGAACAAGGACTGGTGAGTAGTATCGCTTTCGCGCAAACATTTTCTTAGCTTCATTCTTTAGATTTTGATCGTCATTTTCAACACCATCTCGCCAAAGCTTAGATGCAAAGTCACAGATTGGGCATTCGCCTCCATCGTTGCGCTTGTTGCAATAGATTCCAGGATTCTTTCCTACATTGTAGTGAAAGTGGAATTCACGGAACGGATCGCCATCTGCAGTTGGAAGAATTCGAATCATCTGGTCTCCAGCTTTTGGTCGCCACATAGTTGATTTGCTTCCAGATGGTTTTCCACCGGTTTTACTCGCGTTTAATTTAGCACGCATTGCTTCAAGATTAATAGCCATAATAATTTACTCCATTGGTTATTTTTTTGTGTTTTATCACTAAGGTAGGCAGGGTTTCGACCATACCCCCATCGTGTATTTATATTATAACATAGTTTTGATACCTTGTCAAGTATTTTTTTAAAGTTTTTTAGAAAATAGGCACTGTAGGATTTGAACCTACGACCAAAGGATTATGAGTCCCCTGCGCTAACCGCTGCGCCAAGTGCCCATGAAACTTACATTTCCTAATTACATCTATAGAGTCGCACGTAATCAGCTGGACTTCCATGGATTTGCCATCCGGCTTCGAACCATGAGAAATTTGAAGCGGCATTGATAAAGCAAAACTTACCAACGTTTAGCCCGTCTTGATTATACATCCATAAACAACTGGAATCTTCGATGTAAACCAAATTGATTTTGATTTTATCTTGTGCAGGTGCTTTAATGGTCATGCTGCCTTTCTCCATTAAGAAATAACTGCTATAGCATGTTGATAAACTCTCGGAATAACGACCGAACCAAGGCGAGTCGTCAGCTTGAGCCGTTCCGATAAGTGTAGAAAATAATAATGATAACATTTGTCCTCCTTTGTTATTAAAAAATCCCCTTGATTCTCTACATGCATCCTGTACATAAGGTACTAGCAAGGGGAAAGTGGTACTCCCGACAGGATTCGAACCTGTGACCGTCCGCTTAGAAGGCGGATGCTCTATCCAACTGAGCTACGGAAGCAAAAAGCGGCCTTTTGAAAGGAGACCGCAAACCTATGAGATTAGCCTTTATTATTAACAAAAGCTAACAGAATCTCTGCTTGTGAGATAATATCATCCATTGTTGGATAAGATGGCCACTTAGCATCTTTAGGTTGAATAGCGTTTGACTGAACTGCAAACTCTACCTCGTGTCTTAAAGAA